GTAACTGATAAGTCTTACCATCCTCTCCATCAATTTCGCTTTCTAAAACATCAAGCAATGCAGCAAGGCTCCAACAAGGCAGCTCGTCATCTATTGGCTTTCGACAATAAGGAATAGTAGAATATTCTTTATCAATCACTGCCCAATCATAAGTCATATCCGCACTTTCGATTGGCAGTATCTCAGCCAACTGTTTACTCTGTTCTATACCTGTGTATGCTTTCATAACTTATTCGTTGTTGGATAATGTAAAATCGAAATGACACAGACCGAGTTCGCAGTATGGGTTGTCTTCGTGTATGCGCAACTCATCTACCATAGACTTAACGAAGTCTTTTTCTTTGTCGGTGAGCTTGTTAAGCAACATCTTGTATTGCTCCTGTGTCATATTGTAATACTCTGCCATAAGTTTATCTATCAATTCCTTTGCTTCGCGTAGCGTATCACAAGAATGATATAATCCATCGGCTGTTTTGAAAGCAAAAAAGCCGTCGTCGTTCACTTCTATTGTGTGTTTTTTATATTCCCATTTCATAGTTCTTTGTCTTTATCTTCGTTAATAATCACTTTTGCTTTATGTTCTATCTCTGGTCGTTTCTCACCTTTCATTTGCTTCATTATGTCCTCTCTAAGGATTTCTAAAAGACCTAAGAGTTCCAAACCATTAAAGCCAGTGTTTGCTCTATCAAGGCGCAATTTGTTGTTTTTGTCCGATGTTATTGTTACTTCGTATTTCTTTTCCATAGTCATTTCCATTTTATTCCAGTTCTTTATAATTCTTTGCAGACTGGAAAGGTTATACAATTATTTTTTTGTCACGACATACCCACGACATTCCAACTCATCTCTTAACTCGGAAGTAGAAGCATCTTCTATCGCCTCCATTCTAACCTCTTCTCTATCGTAGGGGTCTAAGTCAGAGTAATAGAATACTCTTGGTTCGCTGGCTTTGTCGTCGATGTCCTCTTGCCTTGCATCATCAAGGTGTCTTCTGATGAACTTCTGTTTGTCGAAGTATGGCAGCTCGTTGTAAAGTCTTTCTAATTCGTCCATAGTTTTATTTTTTAGAAAAGCCGTATGGCGGAATAGTATTGACTGCTGGTTCTCCGAACAAATCGAAATACAATTCATTCAGTACATTGAACTCTAATGTACTCTGTGAATTACAAGAGCCAGCACATCTCAATGCTCGGTTCTTGATAAAGACTTTGATGTCTTCTGTATTCATGTTTTTAGTTTTCTTTTCCATAGTTTTTTTATTTAGGGGAAATTCCCCCTTAATTTCCCATCATTTCCTTATCTCATAGGTTCGTGAATTGCTCAGTCCGTAGATGCAATTCATCAGATACAAATACTTCTTTGTGTCCCACAAGGTGTTCCCGAGTTTGTCATACAAGGCGAGTTGCATCTTGTAGTTGAGGTCGCTTGCCTCTGCGACATCAGCCTCGTCCGCTTCTATGCCGTTGTCGGCAAGCACCGACACATTCAAGTCGGTGAACACATCAAAGGTTACTCTGCGGAACTTGCGTACTTGCGGAACAAGTCGGTTGTACTCCTGCTTAACCTCTCTGCGTAACTCGTAAGGTGTTCCCTTCGTCAGCTCGGCAATGTCAGCCACGCAGTTGTCCATCATATCTGCGAGGTTGCCAAGTAACATCAGCCGTTTGCTTATCTCGTTTGCGAGGTGCTCATCCTTCTTGTTGAGCTGCTCTGTCTTCTCCGACCAGTCCTGTTTCTTATTCTGATAGTCCTTCTTTGTCATCTGTTTCCTTTTTAAGACCTTCAAGAATATCAGCCAAGTCACTTGCATTATCTTCCACACCTGATTTTAGCAATGTGATATGTGTGTTAATGATAGTCATCATAGCGGTAACACACGCTAACTTGGCAAGGATTACACTTTTGACCGCTTCGCTCTCTTTATCAAACGAATCTGATTCTGTGTACTTGCGTATCTTGTCACCATACTCTTTCATTGTTTCAAACTCTTTGGTTGTAAGTTCGAAGTCAATTAGTCTTTTGAATAAATCTCCTGTTACTGTTGCCATGTTGTTTTTGTTTTAGGTTAGTAAAAATGTTTAATGCTATTTCTTTCTGAATAGCGCCACAGCCTTGCGCTTGGCTTCGATGTGCTTCTTGTAGAATGAATCGCTGCGCTTGAGCGTCTTGGCTTCTTCTTCATCGCAGAAGTCATAGATGCTGCTATCTGTCGTCACTCTGTACGTCACAGTGACAGAACGCCCATCCTTCTCACTCTCATTGCAGCGGAAAACCACATACGTCTGTGGCTTTGCAGCGTTAGCCTCAACCAAGTACAGGTTGTTGCCCCTCTTGAATCTGTGTGCTTTGTTGCTCATTTTGTTTAGTCGATGTAGTCGTAGTAGTATTGCATTGCTTCGTCGTTGCCTTTGAAGTAGTCGAAGTAGAAGTCCTTGAAGGCGTAGTACAGCTCGGAGTAGAGCCGGCACCATCCTTCGTGCAGGCGTGAATCCATTTCCCAAGACTTAGAGTTGAGGGCGAGTATCATTTCAGCCATGTACTCGATGTTGTCCTTCCATTCGCTGACCGCCCTTTTGAGTGTGTCAACGAGAGCGTCCTTTCCGTACCATTCTGCGATAGAGAAGTCGGACATGAATGTTGTCTTGCGCTTGTAGTCTTCTCTGAGGTTGAGCTCGAAGTTGCGCTCGCTCCATGCCGCCAGCTGGAATGGCGAGCCGAATGTTCTCAGTTCCTCTGATAGGTCTTCTGTCTTTGTTTCACTTGCTATGTTTGCTATATTCTTAAACAAGTCTTTGATAAGTTTGTCTTTCATTTGGAGTTGTTGTTTGGTTAGTAACTAAGTTTGCCGCTGATTTCAGCCGAGAGCATATCTCTGTATTCCTGCTCGGCTTCCTTGTCTTCATCTTCTCTGCGGTCTGCTATGTCGTCAAGGCTTTCCTCGTTGATTACAGCCGTGATGTCGTCACGTTTGCACCACTCAAGGAAGTTGTCTTCGTCTTCCCATTTGTGGTTGCTGTACTTTATTGCTCCGTCAACCTCGATGTAAGACGCGTCGTAGGCTGTCGCCATGTCGTGTACATCGCTGAGGGTTATCGGCGTGTCTGTTTCCATCGTTATTGTTATCAGTGCCATATTGCTTTGTCCTTTCTGATTTGTGATATTAACTCGTGTCGCAGGAACGCCTCTGCTGTGGTTGCCACGACACCATTGCTTTTCTCATAACTATGTCTGTTCTCATCGAGCAGGCATTTGAGTTCCTTGATGTTCTTGGAGTACATCAGGTAGTGCCTGTTGTAGTAGCTGAACCTGACGAGCGCGGAAGTGTCGTCCATGTTGTGAACGAATATCTTCCTGTGTCGGTCTGCGTATCTATTGATTACCATACAAGCCTCCTCAGTACCATTATGCACTCTCTGATTTTACTAAGGTCGCTTACTGAAAGCGAGCTAAGTTCCCTATTCTCCTGCTCGCTGAGGAACTTGACCAATGCAGTGAGCATCTTTCTTGTTTCTGTGCGTTTCATATTCTATTCGTCTAATGCGTAAATAAAAGCCAAGTAGATTAAACATGCTATCATTACCACTATCGGCAGGTCAACAAGCAGAGCATCGACGATGAACGGTCTGTAATGACAGACGCTTGTTGTTACCGCTACTATCGTGAGTGATATGACTACCGCAATCCATAGCCATTTGGCTGTGTTTTTTACTTCCTTGTCCATTGTTTTAAGTGTTTGAATTGTCAAAAAGGTCTATCGCGAATCTCCCGACTTGGAATACCGCGGCAATAACCAGCGGCGCATCAAAGACGAGAGGGTTGTTTATTTTGAACGTAAGGCTCTGAAATATCAGAAGCGAGAAGAATATCGCCACGAACACTAAAGACGCTCCCATGAGCAAATTCTTGAGCCGTTTGCTTGTTTCCTGTTTCATTGTTTCCTTTGTGATTTAATGTTGTTTAATACGATTACCTTGCAGACAGCCTTCACTCTGTCAAGACACCTCTCTCCGTACCTGTCCTTGAGTTCTTGTCCACTAAGGTTTGTTGTCACTATGACAAAGCCGCCTTCCTTCTCGGCATTGTCCATAACCTCTGAGAACACTTCAATCTCGTTGCCGTACTCCTTATGCCTTGGCTCCGCTCCGATGTCGTCTATGCAGAGAAAGAGTTTGTTCCTTACCTCGTCAGCCTTGGAGTTTATTATTCTCGCGTCGTACACAGCGAGCCTTTTGTTGAAGGCTGCTTGGTATATGGCAGGCAATACCTTTGTTGTGAATAGTGTCTTGCCGTTACCGCATCCGCCCATAAGGAATAGTCCTTTGCTTTTGTTGTCGATGAGCCAGTCGGCTATCGCATTGTAGTCGTCGTACCATTGGAACGCAGGCTCGAACCTTGTGCATAAGTCGGTCAGAAAAGACTTCATTTCCTCTTGCGTTGATTCGAGTTTGAAGTGACACCACTCTCTCTTGGTGTTGTCCTGTACGCTTTCGATAACCGCGTCTTTGATTAAGTTTAATTTCATAGAAGTAAAAGTTATTGTTCGTCAATCCATCCGTTGAGCCAGTCCTGTTCGGTTGTCTTTGCAGACACCTTCGACTGTGTTGTTGCGAGCGATGCTTGCGCGCTGCGTGTCACGTTGTCAATCCACTCAGCCTTGATACCTTGCCAGCTGCGTTCTACCGCTATGCTGACTACCTCTGTGGGTGTCATTCCGCGCGCGGCACATATCTTTTCAATCTCAGATTTCAGTCTTGTAAAGGCTGTCTTTGTGTTGCTCGCTCTCTTGTTCTTGCGAACTTGCAGCCAATCGGATGCTACTTGAGTATCGACACCCATATCTATCAGACTTGACTTGAAGTCGAATTTCTTTTCTTGTATATTTCTTTTCTCTTTTATAGTTATTATATCATTATCCTTATCCTTATCATTATCCTTATCATTATCGGCTTTTTTGGGTTCGGTTGGGTTTGTTTGGGTTTCCAAAAAACCCACTGGGTTTTCTGGGTTTCTTGGTCGTCCACCTCTCTGTCCGTTCAACCGATTCCGTTCGCAGATTTTCTTGTACTTGGCAATGTCAACCTCGGCTTGGCTTACCAATGACTTGTAAGCATACATAAGCATACCATTATCAGTGGAGTATTCCTTGCCGCTGAAAGACCAGTCTGCAAATGCTCTGATAACCTCGCCGAGTTGTTCGTTATTGAGCGCGCCCATAGCAACGCTGAGTTGTTCTTCGTGTAATAGTATGCTGTTCTTTACTTTCATTGATTCACATTATGCTGCATTGAGTTTGTAACTTGCGATGAAGCAGTCGTTGCCGAACCTGTCCTTCACGATGATTGTCTCCGAAATGATGTCTGCGTTATAGGCATGCCGCAGACTGTAGATGATAGCCGACAGCCTCGTTGTGCCGAACTTCTCGTACGCTTCTACCTGCGTTAGAGAATGTCCTTGCTTGAGGTAGTTGTGTATGAGTTGCGTTTTGCTTATCTTTGTCATATTAAATTTTGGGTTAGAGAGTGTGGAAGGTACTTGGTGGTACAAACTCCCACGCTCTCGTTTTTAATCACTCAGACCAAAGATTTTGTGGTCCGTTATCAATTCTCTGTTGTTCTCTAACCAGCCGATGAACGAGCGTAGAATGTTGCGTATCTCCGATTCGCTCTGCTGATAGTTGAACGTGTACTCCTCTTTGTAGTATTCTCCGACGAACATTCCCTTGGATGCCGACTCGTACATCTTGCACACAAGGAACTCGAATGACTTGATGTCCTCGCACTCTCCGCTCTTGGTCAGGCAGTACGGATAGACATGGCGTTGCCAGTGCTTGCTGTACTTGCCGAACTCGTAGCGCTTGGTGGTCTTGAGGTCGATGACCTTGGACGGCAGAACCTCATCGGCATAGCCGTAGAGGTGTACTGTGTTGCCGTCAACATCAATGTCGGCATCAACTCTGACCTGCGGCATGGCACCCTTGAGATAATCTCTCGCATCGTAGATTAGGTTGACCTCGAACAGGTATTCCTTCTCGTTCATTGTGCCGTGCGCGAATATCGCGTCCGACTTCACATCGGTAATATCTGAACGCGACGGAGTGGAGCGGTTCTCGACAGCCATATCTATCAACTCGTTGAAGACTGTTCCTCTGTCGGCAGCCTCGGACGGCTCGTGCTTGACTCTGTTTATGGAATCAAGCAGAGCCTGTCTGTTGTCTTGATATATCTCGTCGGGAGTCTTTCGATAGTCGCCCTCTGGCGTGATGTTCCACGACTCTTCCGCCATAAGGTCGGAGTCTATCATGCGCTGATAGGCATCGAGGAGTGACGGATATATTACATACTTAGGCATACTTCTTTGTTTTGTCGTCGTACTTTAATCCGAGCTCGGTGCACTTGGTGTTCAACATCCTGCCTATTCTTAGACGAGAGTTGAAGATGTGCTGCTCCTTTGAAAACTTGCCGAGGACTGCGTTGGCAGACTTGGCATCCTTGATTGCCGAGATTTCTGACGCGTAGTCGTCAATGAGTTTGTCATACTCCTTGCGCTTGTCCGCTCCTGTTTCCTGCAACTTAACATAGGACTTGATGATGTCGCTGACGAACGCGTTGTTGCCAACCGCTTCGCCGTCCTTGACTACCACAGGAACCTCTACTGTACCTGCAACCGAGCAGGCGTTCTTGGCATAGAACGAAGAGTTCGGCTCGAATGATATGACGCGTCTGTTGTTGATGTCCGCGTACATATAGCCAACGAGGTCAATCTCTTTCATGAGGTCGCCGAGCGATGAGCCAGACATATCAGGTCGGCGTATGATTACATCGCCTTGCTTGTCCTCTTTCTCGTGAGCCACGAAGACTACGTTGAGTCCGCTTGACAATACGTCCTTGACGAACTGCACGAACATCTGCTTGCGCGCTCCGTAGCCTTTGAGCGTAAGCGCTCCGTCTGACTGCGCGTAGCGTGGGTTGTGGTCGATGATGTCCTTGGACATGAAGTCAAGCATCTTGCCTGCGGTGTCTATGACTATAGACTTGCATGGGAATGCTCCCTGCTTAATCTCGTTGAGCGCTTCAAGCACATCGTTCCAAGACTGAACCTGAACGGTAGGAACCTGATGCGCCACGTTCATACGCTGAACTCCCTCGTCGAAGTCGAAGAGGACTGGCTGAGGAGCGGAGCATCCGAGCGTGGTCTTGCCTATGCCGGGCTGTCCGTACACTAACATGCTGATGTGCTTCTTGCACGTCAGTTCTGATGGTTGTTTAATTACCATGTCTGTAAATTGTTAAGGGTTAATAATTGATATTGCTCTCCTTGATAAGTTGTCTTTCAACCTAAGGAGATTTTCTTACTGATGAAAAGTGATTATATTTGCATTGATGAGTTATGAAAGCGACAACTTTCAATCACAAAGTTACAACTTTTAGTCATTCATCAAAATGTTTTAACTATGTTTAATCACTTATGATTGGTACTTGTTTTGACTTGCTCTTGTATATCTCATACGAACGCACATGGTATGAGCGTCTTGGTATATCACACGCAGCAGCATTGGAATTACGCAATAGCATTCTCAACGGCACTATGAGAATAAGTACCGCTGAGAAGCATCTTGCTACCCTCGGATGCGAGAAGGTAAGGGACTCAATAGAGATACCTGCGATAGTAAATAACAAGGGGTTGCTCATGGACATGAACACCTATCTTAGAGAGATGTTCGAAGGTCACGAGAAGTTAGTTCCTTACCTTATGGGCAGACTGCGCAAGAGCTACAAGGATTGCCGCTCACTGTGGAGTCAGTATCTGAACGGCATGAGCAGGAGAGGGAAGCTCGCTCTTGTAGAGTCAGACCCCTACGCATCTGTGCATTACGAAGGCATGGTGCTGCCTTCCGTTTGGGAGTACAACACCATAGCCAAGGTTATGCTGAGGGGAGGGGAGAGTATGGCTGATGTGTATAAGAGGTTAATCAAGTGCCACGATTGGGAGATTTGATTCTCATGTAGTATGCCACTCTGTCCCAGTCGTATGCCATTATGGCATGTCTGATGTCGTAGTGGTCCCTCTTGGTAAGAGGTGTGTCTGAGTGCTGGTCAATCCAAAAGCAGATTGATGTCGTTATCTCGTCAATCAACCTCGCCTTGAGTTTGTCGTTGTCGATTGCGTTGTCCTCAAGTTCCGGGAAGATGAACTCAATCATCTTGCGCTGCTCTTTGTTGTTGCAGTAGCAGCCGTGCAGTTTACGCGCTGCTTCAAGTGCTGATTTATATTTCTGTTCCATGTTCTTACTGTTCTAAGATAGTGGATATGGCATACTTCCTACACTCTTCTTTTGTTTCAAAGAGATTGCCGAGCCTACTCTCTTCTTCAAGCTCTAAGAAACGATTGGAATATTTACCATTATATTTATAGGTAATACCCGACGTTTCTATTATGCAAACCAGTCTGGTGAAGAGGACTTCTTCAATCACTCCTTCTCTGAATCTATAGTAGGTCTGACCTACATTGTACTTGTTATTTATTTCCATGTTGTTCTTCTTTATCTTCGTTAATACTTTCTAAATATTTGTCAAGAGCAATGATTGCTTTGTCAGGCAATTGCTTTGCCGTGTCATTACCCTTAACATAGTCAATGGTTCCACCGACTCCATAGATTATCAGTGCCTGCTTGGTGGTAGGCACGAATGCTTGTGCTATCAAAAGGAATATTCCTACGCTTCCGCATATTGCAGAACGCTTACGAATGCGTTTTGTCTGGGCATCATCATAACAATCAAAAGATGCGAGTAATAGCCCAAACGCTACAACCAAAAATATTACCATAGGTATTATCATAGCGGTTAATATACCATCGAACCTTGTTATCCAATACATTTCATTCATTTCTTTTCCTCCTTAAATTAAAAGTTATACATTCCTTTGGGTGCTTCAATGGCAAGACCTTTTGGAATTAAGCCACGATAATCTATATGATTAGCATTATACCAATCAATAAGCTCTATGCCTCCAAGACTTGACCATTCCTTTGCACTTATAAGTTCTGATACGCTTGACATTGGACGGAGATAAGGTTTTATAGACTCAATATAAAAATCACTATTCCAAACATCATTGCTAACTATAACAGTTTCATCTTGTAAATTAATTGATATTAATTCTCTATCAATAGATGGCGGAGTAAAATTATTATCTATGCACGAACACATAACTCCATACGGCAACCTCATACAGAGGTCACGGAGTAGCAAATTTTTATCTTCTTGTTTCATATTTTTTATATTTTCTAAATGATAACCTGCCACCACCGTTACAGTGGTGACAGGTCTAAGGTTTTAATCTCCGTTATCAATCGAGCGTAACACATCGTTGAATATCTCAACAAAGTCTGTGTCGTTGAGGGTATCAAGACCGATGTCCTTACATTCCTTCTTGAACTTCTTGAAGGACTTCTTGCCGAACGTGTTTCCCTTCTCTTTCGCATTCATCACATGCTTGTACAGCAAAGACCACGCTTCTTCGTAGTCCTCGTAGTATTTGTAGTATGACGGCTCTTCGTATGGGTCTTTGCTCCACCCATCGTAGCAACCCCAGTCGCCCCAGTCCTCAAAGTTGTAACCACCGTATCTTGCGTATGACTTGTATGTGGTATTCGAGAAGAGCAGTCCGTCCTCGTCAATGAACTGTCCGTAGGTCTTGACTTCTCCTTTGGTATTCATGAAAGCGAACTTGCTACTGTCTATTATCGCATCAACCGCGATGTCTAACTCTGCGTTCTGCATGATGTTCTGCTCTTGAATGTTCGGAGCAAGCAGGTATCTGAATGCCGTTTCAGAGTCTGTCATATCTCCGAAGTTCTTGATATGCAAGATACCATTGTGTCCGAAGACCACACCTCGCTCCTCGTCTAAGAACGGATGGCAGTTAGCGAGGTTGACAGAGCCGTGTGTTGCTATGCGGAAGTGGTAGATAATGCTTGCCCACTCAGGCAACTCGTCATTGAGTTTGATTATCTCGTCCACGTTGAATGTTTTGTGGACGTGAATCTTTCCGTCGCCAACGACATACGCCATGCCGAATCCGTCTGGGTTTGCCTGCGCTGAGTTCTTAATTTCCTCTGCTGTCATCTTGCGTACAGCCGCCGCCTTTGCAATTAATATACACATTATTTTACCTCCTCCTTTCTTATTTTTAGACTCTCAAGATTCCTTACAAAATTCTCTATTGTGTCTGGCAATATGCAGACACTGTATCTGTCGTACTGTGACTGACATACGATGACGTGCTCGCCATTCTCGATAGCGCGCTCGGCTATACTAACATTGTGTCTCGTCAAGTCTGCAAGTCTGCGCAGTGGTTCCACTACTGCACCCACAGCTTTTACTATATAATAGTCGTGTTCTTCGCTTCCGCAGTACGTTCTAAAGAAATCGTACTCGGTCATCTTGTTCACTGCGTGTGGTGTAATCTGTGCCATGAGCGCACCGACTGCGGTGTTCTCGTACTTGTGGCACTCGTCAGCGTTGTCAAACTCTGCGCCGTCGAACGCTACATATACATTTCTCTTTGTTATAATATCTACTTGTTTCGTTTCCATTCTACTTTGTTTTTAAGGATTAATAATTGTGTTACACCTGAGCACAGACGACAGTGTTGTTGTACTCTACGAAGTTAGACCACGTTGGCTCCACATCGCCACACATTATGTGCTCGGCGAATGCCACCGCCTGTAAAGCGAATCTGATGTATGAGTTCAGTCGCTCATACTTGAGCGACGCTCTAAACATGCGGAGTTCGACAGTCGAATCATTGTATAGGTTGATGCTGTCGTATCTCTGCTCCTGATATGCCAGAGCCAACTGCTCGTAGAGCATAGGGCGCATCAGCGGAC